GGGAGTATTAATTATGTTAACTAAAGATAAAGTGAGAAATCAAGTGAAGTCCAGATTTTATTATCTATTCTGGGGCATTGCAACATTTTCTGTAGTAGCAGGCCAATTATATGTTGGATCAGGTTATAGAATATTTGCTAGATCATTAAATAGAATCTTTGATACTATAGAGGTTCAAGTTAGTGATGACTATGAAAGGTTTTATTAAATAGTATTACAAAACTGTAAAGACATTATTAAAGTCCTAGATATATTACATATATTATGTTATAATCTCAACACATTCCTTCTAAAACTATGATTAACCTAGACGAGCGATACCATTCTTACCTCGATGGTAGTAAGAAAATGAGGATAGATGGTGTTGAGGAGAGGGTTAAAGCGTATGGCTGGCACTGTGATGGTAGTGACATCAAAGGCCATTATGTAACAACAGAAAATTATCAGTTATATTATAATATGGAAGGATTATTTACAAAGATGGTGGCACTTCGGGAACTGTCCACTGTCAGTTGACTTTCCCTCGTGAATATGGCATTATATAAATGTTAAAACTTCTTCATTATGGCATACAGGGGTAGGTGGAGTCAATCTTACATCAAAGGATTGACAAGAGAACAGCATCGTGTAAACAACGAGTGGTTTAACAAAATGCTTTACATGCTAAAAGATGATGGCGAACTTTATGTTCCAATGTTAGGCAAAACATTCAACAAATCTGGATTGGAGGTGCTTTCGTGAAAGAAGATTTTTTAAACCAAACTGATGAAATGATTGAAAAGTTTATCAGTGAATGTGAAAAGGAAGCAGCTAAGTTAGAAATCACTGTTGATTATTACATCGCTGAATTCCTTATTTGACAAATAGTACCCTATCGGTTATACTGATAGGGTATTTTAATATATACTTAGTGCTGGAGATTATTATCTAATGAC